GTGGTCCAACATATTGGATTACATACGCTGATGTATCAGTTAATACTAAAGTATAATCTTTACCAGATACAGCTCCAACAATCTGATTGCCTTTATCTAATCGAAAGGTTCCGGCTGTATTAGTTGCGGTTGGTTGATAAGTATTAAAATCTTCTTGATTAGAAAATCTAATAAACATCGGATCTTGTGAACTAGGAGTTCCAATAGTTGTTTCAGTTCCGAAATGAAATACATGTCTATCTCTATCAGATACTTGTGTTAATCTTGATGATGTTGGTGCTCCTGTCATTATCGTTGCTCTAGTTTCTCTAGGTGATGCTGCACCTGCATTCCAAGTAAATGTTCTACCATTTCTAATAGTTGCAACAAGTATTTGACCAAAATTATCTAAAGACCATTGACCAGGTTCTAGTGTGACATCTGCAATTGCAGAAGCTGTTCCCCAGGTTCCTGATCCCCAAGTATCTGTACCCCAACCAAAACCGATAGTTTCAAAGGTAGGTCCGACAAGTACATATGGATTAATAGTTGCTGATCCAGTTCCTGAAGTAGTGCCCGCTGAATTGGAAGGCATTGTAATTTCAAAAGTATTATCTGTTCTATTTAACACTTCAAAAGTATTGTCTGTAAAATCAGCTGTTGAATAACCAGATCCTGTTGGAACCGTAACCGAAGTAAATGTTATAAATCTACCATCTAATAATCCATGCGCTGTTTTATTAACAGTAACTGTTGCGGATCCGGATGTTGCATCAAAGTCAACTCCAGTAATAGCTGTATCTAAAGGTGTGATGTCAAAAAATTGTTCTGCGTAATATAAATATAGACCTTGGGAAGTTCCTATTGCTACATATCTTTCACCATCAATACTAGAAAAACTATGTTGTGCTCTTGCTGCACCTGGTAATGTTTTATTATCCGTAGTTAATTGACTCCAGCCACCTATTTTCTCAGGTAGTCCGTATCTAAATCTTACAAAATCACCATCAACCCATTGAGACTCAGCTCCTGAATCTGTGACCATTTTGTTAAAACCAGGTTTAAAATTAAGTTTTTGTAGCATAATATATTATAAAGGAGACAGGGGGTATGTGGTGGTGCCCTGCCTCCATCATAATATACTACCTTTTAAACCAAGATGGAAGACCTAAATGCGGTCTTTTATCAAACATATTTTCTTTAGATCCAGGAGTCTTTTTATTGTTATAATGTAAAAAAACTTGAACACATTCTTTACCTTTAAACTTATTTCTCCAATGTTCTAATTCACAACCAGAATATACTAACATATCTCCTGGTTTTAAATCTACTTTAATACCTTTTAGTCCTTCTTTACCAGACGGCTCTAGATATATTGGCCATGGGTCTCCGCCTAAATTCATAGTAGTTGATATCTCACAACTAAATCTATCTTTATGTCTTTTAAGAACATCTCCTTTTTTATAAATTCTTGCATATGTATATGCAGGATATAATTTAAGACCTGTTACTTCTTCCATTTTAGGTTGGCATTTTAACATTAAAGTTTCCATGGCAATATTAGAATACTGACTATATGTATTTGGTATCTGTTCATCACTACCCTCGTAGTTACCTATAATATTTTCAAATGGTGAAATGTATCCAGCTTCTCTGCAAGTATCATAAACTTGTTTTTGCATGCTAAAATAATTTGCAACAAAAACTGCTAAGTCTTTTGATATTGCTTGACGAATAATGGTATATTTATTTTTTTTAAAATCCAGCATTTGTGAGATTAAAACTTATTCCATATTTTGTTTTATTTGTTATGTTTCTTTTATTACCATGTTTTAAAAAAGAAGAAAAAATTACAAAAGAACCTATTTCAGGTTTTACTTTTTCATTTATTTCAGGGAATTCTAATAATTGATCATGGCTATTTAGATAAATAGCTCCTGAAATATAACGGCCAGAGTGATCATGCATTACTGTATAAGAGCCTGTATTATTTTTTATACCCCAAGCTTCTTCTAAAAGATATCTTTTTGCCTTTATTTCTGTATCCAGAAAATCAAAAATTGGAAAAAGTATTTTTAAAAATTTCATGTCATTATTAAAATATTTAAAAATAGTCATTTCTCCTTTTACGTTTGTTTGATAAGATAAATTATCTTTTGAATTACATCCTTCATTTATTTTTTCAATAAAATATTTTGAGTCAATATTTTTAATTTTTCCTGTGCAAAAAATATAAGATCGAGGTATTTTACTTTTAATTATTTTGTTAAACATCTTTAGCCATTTCTTTCGGCACTGCTTGTATATTCCAATGTATAAATCTAAATGGTTCTGTACCATGATCTACTGCAAATTCATGTTCTAAGTACCCTGGAAATATAATTAAAGTTCCAGGTGTTACTTTAAAATGAATCAACTCTTCTCCACCGGTTGTTTTATTTAAATTAGGTTTCATTCTTAATTTTGTAGCTCTAGCTCCTGTTCTTGGGTCGTGAAAAGTTGGGTATGATGTTTTTTCACTACACTTTAAAAAGTAAAATCCTGATACATGTTGATTCCAATGTACGTGTGCAGAGTGATGTCCACCACCTTTTTTAGCGAACTCTTGTACCCACATTTCACTAAACATAGTAATATATTTTGTCATGTCAAAACCTTGATAATCTAAATACTCCCAAGATTTTTGACCAACATAATTTCTAAAATCTAAAAAATTATTGTCCATTGTTAAAGGTGTCGAATGATAACTTCTCCCAAAATCCCCATGTTTTTTTACATATTCTTTTGTTTCAGGAAGATTTTTAGCTTGTTTAATATATTTGTTAGAAGCTTTATCTAAAGATTTTACAAACTCTGGTTTGTGTTCGCTCCAAATAGTTGTATTAAAATAATTATTTATAAACATGTTATTTAAATGGATATCCAAGGTTCCACATTACTAATGAATATCTTACTCCTTTCGTTACTGGTTTAACTCTATGCCATACAAATGATGGAAATACAATAATAGATCCTTTAGGCAATATTTCTTTTGCTTGTCTTAAATGTTTTACTTCTTCTCTCATGTGTGGTTCATAATTTCTAAAATCAAATTCTAATTCACCTCCTTCATATTCAGATCCATCTGTTAATTGACAAGTCATTGAAAGTTTTCTAATTTTACCATTTTCATAAGGTTTATTCCAACTATCACAATGCCAATCATAATATTGGTTTAGTTTATATTTTGTAAATTGTAGGGATTCAGAAAAATCCCATTGAAAATTCCAACCAGCATCTTTATTTGCTTTATCAATATATGGGTGTAATTCTTTATATATCCATTTCTCATTTAACCAAACTAAATCAGATTTTCTCTTACGTTGAATATTTTTAATTTCTTCTTTTGATAATTTTCTATCTCCATAACTACCCGTTCTAGCCATAGATTCAGATTTAGATAAACCATATTTAATTATATCATCACAAATTTTAGGAGGTATTGCAGATCTAAAATACCAATAATAATTAAATATATTCATAAGTTATTGTCTGTATAAAATTCAAACTGTCTTTCTGGCCGTTTTTTATGTAATACATATTAGTAGATGGAAACATTATGAACATATTATTTTTAAGTTCTATATCCCAACTTCTTCCTTTACGTCTGTTATCTTCATAATGTATTCGAATCCAACACTTGTCAACCTTAACACCATACAATAACGTAAAATCTGGTGAGTTTCTAAGATCAACTGGATCTACATCTAATAATGGTGTTGATGTTTGATTTGGTTTGTAAATATTACCCCAAGAATTTTTATTGACTAAACGAATATCATATTCAAGACCGATATGGTCTCGTATATATGTGTTTAACATATCCCAAGTTTTTGAAAATGGAAACTCTCTATTAGTAAAAGATGATTGTAAAATATCGCCGGATAATTTATTTCGGTCAATATCCCAATATTTAGGCATATCAATATCACCGTAGAATAAACTTTGCTCTGTTAATACTTTCTTCTGCATACCACCACCAGATATATATTATGCGTTTAAGTTTGTCAAATCCCAAGATTGATTGGATTCATTCCACTCATAATACCAGGTATGAGTAAATGCTGAATTTTGTGAAGTCTGTTCTTCTGTCAATGCTGGCGCATCACCAATAGGTGACTTCCAACTAGCTGATTCTATGTGTTTTACCCAAGAAGGAAATGGTTTTTCAGGCCAAAAAATTTGATCATCTTCATCCCAAGTACTACCAATTGCAGCTCCATTACCTCTAAATGGAGTTCCACCCAGTTGATGTGTATTGCCTACTGTATTGTAAGAAGTTTGAATCCACATTTGTGCAGGCCAGTTGTTGTGTTGTTCTAAATATTGTTGACCTACTGATTCATCTTCTACACCATCAGCGTTTAACATATTTTTATTTTCTAAAGTTAATACCTGAAGTACTTTACCGTTAATACCTATTTTTGCAAAATGTGCCATAATTTATTTACCTATTTATATTTATATCTAATTATTACAATTCCAGAACCACCACGACCTGCTAGTTCCCAATTACTTCCACCGCCACCGCTACCAGTATTTTCTACGGCGTTCTCTCCATTGAAATCACCTTGTTGCCCTACATAGCCACCAAGTCCACCACCACCAGCTCCACCAGTTCCTGATTTTGTTGAGGGATAGTTTCCTGATTTAGCACTACCGCCACCGCCACCAGCTCTCATTATAGTAGATCCATTTATTGAAGATTCTAAACCATCGCCACCAGGTCCTGCAGAACCACATCCTGTTGGATGTGGTGTACCATTTTCACCGACTGCGCCGGCTCCGCCGCCACCGCCACTGCCAAGAGCAGTTGGATTAATCTCTCTACCTTCACCGCCATTATTTCCTTGTGGTGGAGACACCGGAGGTGTATTTCCAGATCCACGTTTTTGAGGTGCAGAATAAGATGGGTGCGCTGTTGCAGAACTTCCGCCACCACCTGAACCACCAGATTTTGCTAATTGAGGTGCACTAGCTCCTGATCCACCGCCACCACCTCCAGCGGAAGTTATACTAGAAAAAACTGAGTTAGATCCAGAACTTCCTCCACTACCTAAACCTCCAGCTCCTACTGTTACTGGATAACTTGTAGCAGATACAGGTAAAGCAGAAACACATGCTCCTAATGGGGAAGCAGAATAGTTACCAGTAGCTACTCCAGAAGATTCTCTATATCCTCCGGCTCCACCGCCACCCCCGGTGCTAGTTGTAGCTGTCTTACCTCCCATTCCACCACCTGCTACTACTAAATAATCTACAACATTATTTCCTGGTGTTGTTCCAACACTACAAACTGTAAATGTACCTGGACCATAAAAACTATGAACTTTGTAATCTCCACAGGTACTAATTGTTCCTCCTGTGGCAACAATATAACTTCTTCCATCTATATTTTGTGTGGAATCACTAACTGTTTGCCAACCTCTTGTTGCATCTACATAAAGTAAAGTTATCGATTGATCAGAAACACTTAAAGTTGCATCTGCCGCTATTCCACCTATGTCTGAACCATTTCTTGCAACAGTTACATTGTTAGTTCCCCAAGTACCTGCGTAATCTTGTAATGCGACAATGTCACCTGCTGAAGGTGAAGATGGAAGCGTTACTGTTATGGCTGCTGATGTAGTATTAACAAAATAACCATTACCAGATACCGCTGTAAAATTTGATGTTTTAGCTGTTGTATCCCACGATGCACCGCTTGATGGTAAACCTACAAATGCTCCCGCATCTATCATTGTTGTTCCACATGAAACTACTCCCATTATAAATCTCCTTCTATCTTAGATAAATTA